CTCCCTCACGACGTTCGGCATGAAACCCGCGACCTGGGGCCACCCCCCGGTCCTGCTCGATTCGGCGAACACCAAGCAGTTCCAGATCGGCTACTCCGGTAGCCAGGTCCGGTACAACGACGGTTTCGTCGAAGTCGCCCTGGTTGTCACCGACCAAGACGCCATCGAGAAGATCAAGCGCAAGGACGCCACCGAGGTGTCCGCCGGCTACAAAGTCGACTTCGACCCCACCCCCGGTCTCACCCCCGAGGGCGAGGAGTACGCCGGCGTCCAGCGCAACATCCGGGTCAACCACATCGCCATCGTTCCCCGCGGCCGGGCTGGCCCGGAGGTTCGACTCCTAATGGATCGCATGGATGCGGCCGACGCTGTCTCCTTCGATCCCGAGTGGATCCGCGACAGCGGATCGGCGCTCCAGCCCTGTCAACCTGCATCTCCCGTTATGGCCACCGTCAAACTCGACGGCCTGGAGATCGATCTGCCCGCAGAAGCAGCCACCGCGGTCCAGTCCTTCGCACGGGACATGGGGCGCCAACTCAAAGCTGTGACTGACGAGCGCGACGAGCTTTCTTCCAAGCTCGACGCCCTCCAAGCAGACCTCGACTCCGTCTCCTTCGAGAAAGAAACCGCTGAAGGCCGCGCCGACGCCCTCGAAGAGCGCCTGGCCGAAATCGACGCCGGCGCAAGCCGCATCGACACCGCCGAGCTCGATCAACTCGTCGCCGCCCGCCTCGCCACCCTGCAGAAGCTGGCTCCCGCATTCGCCGAAGACTTCCACTTCGACGGCATCGACGACGCCGCTCTGTACACCCAAGCCTTCGAGAACCTCACCGGCTCCGCCCCCCGCGAAGACGCTGAGCCCGCCTACATCCAGGGCGTCGTGGAGGGCATCCTTGTCGCTCGCGCCGACTCCGAGGACGACAGCAACGAAGAGGAAGGCGATGACACCGAGGACGCCGGCGACGGCGAAGCCAAGGAAGACTCTGCCGACCGCGCTGACAGCACCGCCAACCTGCGCGATGCCCTCAAGGGCGCCGGCCGCAGCCCCGCTTCCCCGGTGGACACCTACCGCGCGAAGCAGGCGGATGCCTGGAAGCGTCCCCTCACTGCCACCAAGTAAGGAGCTCTTTCCATGGCCGTAGCATTCACCGCCACTACTGTTTCCAACCCCACCGGTGCTCAGGGCAGCTACCCGCTGCGCGAAGTCGCCGGTCACGAGGGCATGCTTGCTGACCTGCAGGCTTACGTCTGCCGCAGCTACCGCAACCAGTCCGGCGCCGCCATTCCCTTTGGTGTACTGGTCGCCACCGACAACACCCCGACCAGCAACGACGCCTACGCCGTCGAGATCGCTACTGGCACGACCAACGTCCAGGGCATTGCAGTCAGCTCGCTCGTCACCGAGGGCGCCGAACTGGGGATGTCGTACACCCCCGTCCCGACGCCGGTGTACTCCGACGGACGCATCGGTTATCCCGACAAGGAGACCATCAACGTGGTCTCCAAGGGCGTGATCTGGGTGCGATCCACCGCCGCCATCGCCCTCGGTGATGCCGTGCGCTTCTTCAACGCCGACCACTCCGGCACCGTCAGCGGCGCCTTCCTGGGTCGCTTCACCAAGACCGGCGTCGCTACCAAGACCACTCAGATCACCGCCGGCGCTCGCTGGGTGTCTGAGACCTCGGCCGCTGGTCTGGCCCTGCTGGAGATTGACATCCCCGGTATGACCTTCACCGCCGACTGATCCCGGAGCTTCCTCCCATGACCACCGAAATTCGCAACGACGAGGTCGGCGTCTTTCTCGCCCGTGAGCTCGAGACCATTCTCAGCCGCACGTTCGAGGTCGAGTACGCCGACATCAAGTACAGCCAGCTGATCCCTATCTCCACCGAGGTCGGTCCCGGCGCCGACTCCTTCACCTATCGCGTCTTCGACAAGCAAGGCTCGATGAAGGTGATCAGCGACAAGGCCCAAGACCTGCCCCGCGCTGACGTGCTCCGCAAGGAAGTCACCTTGCCGGTTCGCAGCATCGGCGGCTCCTTCGCCTACACCATCCAGGAAACCCGTGCCGCCGCCATGGTGCCCGGCATGAACCTGGAGCAGCGCCGCGCCAACGCGGTGCGCCGGGCCTACGAGGAGAAGATGCAGGAGATCGCCTACTTCGGCGACGCTGCCTCCGGCATGAAGGGCTTCTTCAACAACGACCAAGTCGACAAGCTTGTCCCCGACAAGTGGTTCGATGGTGCTAGCACCACCACCGACGAGATGCTGTCGTTGCTGAACGAGGTGCCCACCCGCCTCGTACAGAACTCCAACATGAAGGAGATGCCCAACACGATGCTGGTGCCCTACAACGTGTACCGCATCATCTCCACCACCCCGAGGTCGACCACCTCGGACACCACCGTGATGGAGTTCTACCTGCGCACCAACCCGATGATCACGGCGATCGAGCCCATCAACGAGCTCGAAGCCTCCAAGTCGGGTGGCGTCCTGTCCAAGGACCGCATCCTGGTGTACGACCGCAGCCCGGACAAGCTGCAGCTGCACGTCCCGCAGCCGCTGGAGTTCCTGCCTCCCCTGCGTCAGGCCCTCGAGTTCACGGTGGCCGCCCACGCCCGCGTTGGTGGTCTCTCGCTCTACTACCCCAAGAGCGCGATGGTGCTGGAAAAGGCTTGATTTTTCTCGCCTTTTCCCACCTACCCTGAATGGGTTGCACTGTTCTTCACACCTAGTCATGATCATCGTTTACCGCCCTGAACTTGAAAACCCTCCGATGGACAAGGAGTGCACCATCGGCTTCTCGTTCGTCGATGGCGGCGGCCTTCCTGATCACATCCAAGTCACCTCGGGCGTCACCCGTGACTTCCCCGAGGACACCTGGAACAGGATCAAGGACTACGACGTGGTCAAGAACCTCCTCTCCCTCGGCGCCCTGCGCATCCAGGACGAGGAGCCCGCGGCCGAGGCCACGACGACCCCAGTCGCGCACGACTCCATCGCCGACCTGCCCCTCACCGAGGCCATGAACCTCGTGGAGGCCAGCTTCGACCTGGACCAACTGCGCCGCTGGGACGCCAAGGACTCCCGCATCCGGTTGAAGAACGCCATCGCCAAGCGCATCAGCGCCATCACTGAAGGGAACGGCTGATGGCAGTCCCCACGTCCAGCGCCTTTCTCCTCCGCTTCCCCGAGTTCGGCGAGCAATTGCTCTCGGTGGTCGAAGGGGCGCTGACCGAGGCCGGGCGTTCCGCTCCGGCCACTACGTGGGGAACTGTTCACACCGAAGCCGTCAGCTACCTGGCGGCTCATCTGCTCGCCACTCGGACGATGCAGATCGGCCAACAGGTTGGCACACCCTCCGGCACCCCCATGGGCATTGGTTTCGCCACCACGCTCTACGGCCAGGAGTACAAGCGGCTGCTCGACAGCCTCCCTCTCAGCGGCTTCGCCCTCTGACCATGGCAATCCCGGCAAGCACGGTTTCCGCTTACGCGCCTTGGGGTAACGCCCAGCTGGCGTTTGAAGTGGGCACCGGTTACGCCGCCACGGATGCCGCCACGGGCAACGCGGTCCAGGCCACTGAGGTGATCGAGTACCTCGCCGCCCTCAGCCTCCAATCCCCGAATTGGAAGCCCGAGAGCGGCGTCGATGGCACGACCTACGCCTGCCGTGGTCGCCTACTGAGCCCGGCAACCCTCGACCCGCGGATCACGAACGGCGCGCAAGCCGAAGCCGTGGTCAACGGCTACCGCGGGCGCTTCGAACTGGTCTTCGACCTGGCCATGGACGCAGCTCACCGCCGCGACCTGCGCCAGTCGATCGAAGGCACGTTCCGCGTCGTCGGAGGTCCAACCTGATGCCCGCCCCCAAGCGCCAACTCAGCCAGGCCCTCGAGAACGCCACCGCGCAGGCGGTGCGCCAACTCGGCACCTGGCTCGACGCCCGCTTCACCCAGGAGATCTCCGAGGTGAAGTGGCCCTACCCGACACCCCCCAAGGTGCGGGACATCGTGGACACCGGCCGCCTGCGCGCCAGTCAGACACGCGTCGTCAACTCTGACGGCTCCGTGACTTTCACCTGGCCCGTGGAGTACGCCAACCAAGTCCACGAGGGCGGAGTCTCCACCGAGGGGCTTCGCTTTCCCGGCCGACCCTGGACGAAGGCCCCTCTCGAGGAGGCCCCGGCCAAGTTCGGCCAGCTGTTGCGCTCCGCCCTGGAGGCACAGCAATGACGATCTCGACGGCCTACCCACCGGTCACGCTGCTGCGCAGCAACCTTGAGCGCTACGTCCTCGACCTGTTCGAGGCCAATGGCTCCACTCTCAAGGCGTACACGGCATGGCCCGGCTACTACACGCTGCCTGACCGCAGCCGCATCCCCGCGGTCTACGTCACCGGTGCCTCGATGGTCCCCTCGAACTGGACCATCACCGGCATCGAATGCGTCATCGAGGACGTCCCCACGATCACAAGCCCAGGTTCCTACAGCGGAGTCATTTCCATCGAAAGCTGGAACGTCCGCTTCACGAATTACGGCACCAAGCAAGGTACGCGCATGCCGGTCTCGATGCTCGACATCAGTCGGCGCATGGCACGCACCTTCCCACGGGACCCAGTCACGTACATGGCCCGGACCGAGGTCACCTTCGAGGCCCTCACGGCCCGCATCCGCGGGGCCGTTCTGAACCCCCCGATCCCCTAAGGAGTCACCACCATGGCCGACTACGCCATCGGGCTGTCGTTCCACAAGGCTCACCGGACCCTGGTCCGCGCCGTGGAACTGACCGCTCCCCGCCGCTACTTCGCAACGCGTGCCAGCGACGGTTTCGTCACGCTGCCGACGTTGGACGCCGGCCAGTCTTACGTGGAACTGCAGGCCATTACGCAGTCCAACTTTCAGATCAACGACAACGACCAGGAGTTCCGCATCCTAGGTGATGACGGCTGGGCTGACAGCCTGATCACTGGTTCTCGTGTGCAGGCGTCGAACACCGCCTACTTCATGAAGGACACCGAGGTCCAGGCGAGCGGAGTACCCCTGTTCCGCGGCAACTACGACGAGGGCTTCGCCCTGATCGAGAAGTGCCGTTACAACAAGGACTTCGAAATCTACGTCGAATTCCTCAAGGAAATGGGCCAGTCACAGGGGTCCAGCGGTGACTACATCTATGACTTCACCGGCTTCAACTGTGTTCTCATGAACTTCAATGAGAGCAAGTCAGCAGAGGGCTTGACTGAAGTCACCTTCGACATGATGTCCCGAGGACGCCCGGTCTTCGGTCGCTACAACGCCGGCGGTGCACCGCTGTCGTTCGGCGGTATTCAATCCGGCATGCTGCAGATCAACGCGGGCAGCCGGTGGGCCACACTGTCGCCCGCGGACAACTCGTTGTCAGTGAGCGTCAGCAGCGACCTCACTGTCACCTATGTGACAACGTCAGGTGGCAGCACAGCAGTCCAGGGCTTGAACCTGAACCCGGCCGATGGCGCAGGCTACCGCCTCGAGGTTGCCTCGACCGGCGCGCTGGTGCCGGCAACTGTGAGCCTGGCGAGCAACGTGGTGACCATCAACCCCAGTGCCAACCTCACGGCCGGAACGATTTACCGCCTGCGCGTCGCCGACGGAGCCGTCACGCAGACCGTTGACGGCACCGGTGCCTATTCCGTAAGTGGAGTACGGCGCCCAGTGGAGGGGCTCGTTGCCACGTTTCGCACAGCTTGATTCGGGCCCGCCCCCGGCAAGCGCGTTCTTCCTGTTCAACAACTGGTCGGACAGCCCACCGGGCGACACCGGCGACTTTCTGTTCAACTGAGTCAAGCACCCCCTCATGCCCCGCTAACGCGGGGCTTTTTCATCACATGACGACCCACCCCGAGCACGAGCTCCTCATCGACCCATTCCGGTCTGTGTATGCAGTGAACTGCCGGGTGGAGGGCGAGACCTTGCATTGCGGGGCCCTCTACGTCGAGCCTCAGAATCCCTTCGACCGTATACGCTTAGCGTATGGCGACGCTAGTATTGAAGTTGAACTTCCGCCTGAGCTGATCAACCAGCCACTCCCACACAGGGCTTGGCAGGTTGCTCTACCTATCTCCGATGAGCAAGTACGCCAGCCTTCTGTTCCCCGTTGAGAGATACCACGAGATCGGACCTTTCCGTTTTCCTGTGTACAACGACCTCGTCCCTGGTGAGGCCAAACAGATCGAGGTTATTTCGCGTAAACAGTCCAGCTCGACATTTGCGTCAATCAAACTGGCGCAGCGTATTGCTAAAGACAAGAGCATCAGCACGAAAGAAGCTATCGATCTGCTTAGCAACACCAGCGAAGAGAATCAAGACCTCCTCTACGACTACGCCGCCGAGCTCGAGGAGCTCCAGAAGAACAGTGTCGGCGCCGTCGAGCAGCAGGTTGCCTTCGTGACCCTGTTCATGCAGTACCGGGCCGAGGTCAAGCTCCCCAAGGCCAAGGACTGGCAGCGCCTGGAGGACTGGACCGAAGCCGACACCGAAGCCATGCCCTCAAAGCTGATGGAGGACGTGTTCCGCATGATCGGCTGGGAGCGTGACGGCTGGCCGAAGCCCGAAGCCGAGGGAAAGCCCGAGGACGAGGAGCAGGAGTTCAGCCCTCCCCCGACGAGATCCTGAAGGACTGCGAAGCAGTTCTACGCACAGCGCCGACGGACTGGGACGCGATCTACATCCGCCTGCGCACGTCTGCGCTGAGTGACGACTTCCCCCGAGAGCGGTTCCTACGCACTCCGGTGAGCACGATCCGCATGGTGTTGCGCGAGCTCGAGCAGCGGGAACAGGCCGAGGCGAACATGAACGCGCTGGCGACGGCGCGGCTGACACAGCTGGTGCTGCAGGTCGCGCACGGGTTCTCGGGCTCGAAGCGCCCCGCGCCGAAAGTCGCGGTCAAGGACTTCTTGCCCTACCCGGACTGGCGGCCGTCTTCAACCGCGGAGGCCCAGGGTCCGGACCAGCCGACGAAGTTCATTCTCAGCGAGCTCGGAAGAAAGCACCTGATTCCGATCCATGTGCTCGCCGCGCTGATGACCCCGCCAGATCAACGGCCGTAACATACGGCTAGCGCATAGGGAAGGTCAGTGGCTGATTTTCAGCTCAAAGTAACGGCTGAGACTCAGAACGCTGAGAAGGACATTAAGCGGCTAGATAAAACAGTAAACGAGGCGACTAAGGCTCGAAAAATAAGTATTGATTTCGCTGAATTAAACAAAAGCTTCAGAGACGTAAATAAGAACGTAAAAGAAGCCGGAAACACAATAAAGACGTTCTACAACGTCAGCAAGAGCATCCCCGGTATAGGTGAACGAGTCCGCGAGGTCGAGGGTTTAGCCAAAGGAACGGCGAACCTGGCGCGCAGCGCACCCGCGGCTGCCGCCGCCCTCCGCGAGAACGCGAAGGCCGGCTCAATTCTCTCCAACAGCTTCGAGGCCGCAGGGGGCGCGGCCAACACACTGATCGGAAACCTGGCGCGGGCGGGCTTCGCCCTTTTCGCGGTGCAGCAGGCGGTCGGCGCGCTGCGCAGCGCCTTTGGTGGCTTCTTCAACGAGACCATCGGTCGCGAGATCCAGCTGCGCGAGACGATCCTCAAGACCCAGACCACCCTCGCTTCGACCAACAAGGTCTTCCGCGGTGGCAAGGAGATCACCGACCCCTACCAGAAGATCGTTTCCCTCACCGGTGAGATCGGCAAGCGCATCGACTCCATCCGAGAACGCTCGATCGCCCTGGCCGGCGTCACCTCGAACGATGTCATCGAAGTCTTCGGCATCGTCGCCTCCCAGATCGGCCAAGTCGGCGGCGGCCTCAAGGAAGCCGAAAACCTGGCGATCAACTTCGCTGCTGCCTTGGGCACCTTCGGCATCCCGCTGTACCAGGCCCGTCAGGAGATCGGCTCGATCCTGCGCGGCGACATCACCATGGACTCCTACCTGGCGAAGTCGCTGGGTATCACCAACAAGGACATCGCGGAGGCCAAGACCAAGGCGGGCGGCGTCATCAAGTTCCTCGAGGAACGCCTGGCAGCTGCTGTCGCGGGCCAACGCATAGCTGCTCAAGGCTTCTCCGGCGTCGTCTCCAATCTCAAGGATCTCTCCGAGCTCGTGAGCCAGCGCTTCGGTGCTGGCCTGCTGGATCCACTGCTTGGCGGCCTCACCAGAGTCTTCGACTTCCTGTTCAAGATCCGCGAAGAGGTCTTTGCCATCGCCAGCGGCATGGGTCGCGGCGTTGGCCAACTGCTGAGCACCAACCTCACGGCCATCGGCGGTGGGTCCGCCTTGTTCGCCCAACTGGGCTCCGGCGCCGAGGGGTTTGCAGCCCAGCTTGCCGAGAGCGTCAAGCGCGCCTTCGCCTCCCTCCAGGCAGACGCGAACGCCTTTGTCGCACCCGTCCGCAACATCCTCGAAGAGCTCACCAAATCGTTTGCCGCGATCAGCAAGGGCCTCTCCGTGCTGGCAAAAGGCTTTGTATCCATCAACATCGAGAACTTCAAGGCGCTGGTATCAGTTTTCTCCAATCTCACTGAGGCTATAACACTGTTCTCCGCGGGGTTGGGTCAAGTGCTCCGGGCCTACGGCCAACTCCTACAGGTTCCATTTGTCCAGTATCTGAGCCAGCTCAGCGTTCAGTTCAAGCTGCTGGAGCAGCTCGGTGTGGTGGCTGCGATCAAGTTCGCTTTGGTCGCCGGGACGCTGATCTCGACCTGGACGCCGATCGTCACCTTCGTGCAGGGCCTGGTAGCTCGCATCGCCGCTTTGATCGGTGGCTTGGTTCTTGCCGTAGGTGCGGCTCTGACGCGGATTGGAGTGATAATTGCAAGCTTCGCCGCCACCCTCAGCACCACCTATCCGGCTGTCGCCGCACTTCAAGCGCAATTGATTGGCTTGGCCGCAAGCTTTACAGCAGCAGGCGGTTCTGCCGAGCGCGCTGGTGTGTCTGTCGCCAAGTTTGGAGGTGCCACCACTGCTGCAGCCCGTCTGGCGGGCACAGCGATTCTCAACTTCATCAAGTTCAGCGCCTTACTGCTGGCGATCCAGGTGGGCATCACCCTCCTGGTTGATAGCTTTGGTCGGTATCAGCGCGCTCAGGAAGAAGCGGCTCAGTCGACACGCGCGGCCCAGGCACTTGAACTCCTCCGCACTAAATACAAAGATGTCACGGAAGCCAGTGATAGCGCCACGAAAGCAGCACGTGACTACAATCGTGCTCTCGTTGACGCCAACTATCAGAAGAATCTTGACGCGCTCGAGCAAGTACGTGAAAAGATCAACCAAATCCGCTATGAACTGAAGCCAGGCATTCAAAGCTGGCGCGAATTCTGGAGCGCTCTATCTGGCTCCGAAATCGGGCGATTCGAAGAGGGGTCACGGCAGCAACTCCAGGGGCTACTGAAGGACGAACAGAACTATCGCAATCAACTGCGTGCTGTTGACGCAGATCGGGACAGGAGAAGCGCAGAAGAACGCATAACACTTGAAGCCAACAAGCGCACTGATCTAGAAAAAGAGATCGCAGCATTCCGTCGCGCTCAAGAGAACGAACTCTTCCAGCAGCGCCAGACCCTCGCCCAGAAGGAGGTCGAAATCTTCCGCGCCGCCGGCGAACTGCGCATCTTCCAGATGGAGCAGGCGAACCAGAAGCTGATCGAAGGCGAGGAAGGAGCTTCCCGCGCCGCCCTCGAGTCCCTTAACAACTACCTCTCGGTCCGCGAGCGCGGTGAGCTGGAGATCGAGGCCGCCAAGCAAAACCTGGCAGTCGAGGTTGCAAATATGGAGCGCTCCATCCTGAACTACAGGTTGGACATGGAGAAGAAGATCTTCGACCTGCGCAAGCGCGCCGGCGAGAACGACATAGCGTCCGCGAAGGCGCGGGAACAAATGGCTGGTGCGAGCTTCAGCTCACTGAGCGAGATAATCGGAAGCCGGGAAAGCTACGGCGGAGACTACACCGCATTCAACCGCGGCGGGTACGCACAAGGGCACAGAGCAATTGGCAGCGGCAAAGATCCAAACTTGACTAATATGACAATTGCCGAGATTCAACGTCGGCAACTTGCTCCCGGTGTCGCAAAGAATCAGCAGCTGCATGCTGTCGGCAAATATCAGATCATCGGTACGACCCTACAAAGCCTATTGCAAGGAAAATACGGCAACACAGGAGTCAAGAGCAGCGATAAATTCACCCCAGAAATTCAAGAAGTACTAGGTAGCGCACTGGCCCGCGCACGCATTGTCCCCGGCAGTGTTAACGAGACCATGGCAGGTCTCCGCGCGGAGTGGGTCGGCCTTCAAAACGTCCCCACCAAGGATCTGCTCCCCGCCGTCAAAGAGCTGATGGCAGGAGGGTCAGCTGCTGCTCCTCGAGTGAGCACAGCCGCGACCCCCCAACTCCAAGGCCGATCTGACATCGGCGACGGAAAGCGCGAGGCCGAGGAGTACGCCGCCGCTGTGCGCGCCGTAAGCACAGCCATGGAGCGGCTACGCATCCTGCAAAAAGCGCTGACAGACGCCAAGAGCAAAGAAGCACTCGAGGCCATCGCAAAGGCCGCCTTCACACCAGTGGCTCTGGAGCAATACCAGGACCAACTAGCCGAAGTGCAGCTCACCTACGAAGCCTTAGCAGCATCGAGCAGCGAAACCTTTGACCCTGAACGCAGCAAGATCGAGATTGACACGCTGGTCAAGCTCAAGGCGGCAGCACGAGAACTGAGTCAGATCGAGATGGCGATCAACGCTTCGAGCTTGCTCAGTGCACAAGAGAAGAAGCGTGTAATGGTAGCCATTGGTGAGCAGCATACCAAGTATGTAGACAGCCTAGAATCAGAGGAAACTGCCCTGAAAAGCATTCAAGCGGTGCAGCGTGGTACAGATGCGATTCAGCGGCTACGCACGGATACAGCTGACATTTACAAAGAGCTCGAAGTTACTAAATACCAAAACAGGTTGGAGAGTGAGGGAGTGGCGCCCGAGCGGATTGCTGCCGAGGTCGAAAAGCTTCGGCTAAAGCAATGGATGACGCAGGAGCAAACGCGCTTGAACGAAGCTCTGGAAGAACAGCGCAAGTTGTTAGACGAACTTCAAAAGCGAGAGAAGCCCAAGAACGAAAAGGACAAAGCCGATCTGCAGCGTCGACTCGACGAAGCTCTGGCAACAATCAAGAAACTGCAGGAACAGCTCGGCCAGTTGCCCAAGGAAGGACAGAAGAAGGCGGACGCAATCGACGCCAAAGCCGGTGAGGTTCAGGACCCCGTAGAAAGTCTCATCGGCCGCTGGAAGCGCGAGCTCACCGACACCAAGGCCATGGTGGCGAGCCTGGCCCAGACCATCCAGTCCGAGCTCGGCAGCGCCATGTCCAACGCCGTCAGCGGCGTGATCAACGGCACCATGACGGTGCAGGAAGCCTTCGGCCAGATGTTCGCCAACATCGGCCGGGCCTTCATCGAGATGGCGACGCAGATGATCGCCAAGGCGCTGATCCTGCAGGTACTGGGGCTGTTCGCTGGCGGGACGCCCAGTGCATTGGTCAAGGGGGTCGATGTACCCATGGCGCAAATGCCCGCGGGCATGCAGTTCCGCGCCTCCGGCGGCCCCATCAGCGCCGGGCGCCCCTACATCGTCGGCGAGCGCGGCCCCGAGCTGGTCTTCCCCGGCGCCGACGGCTACGTCCTGCCGGCCGACCGCACGGCAGCTGCGCTGGCGCAGTCCCGCGCCGCCCTCGGGGGTGGGGGCAGCTCCGCAGCCGGCAGCAACGCCTTCAGCGAGAACCGCGACGCGCTCAGCACAGCTACATCCATGTCCCGAGAACGGCAAGTCGAACGCTGGCTCACGTCCGGTGCGAGCAGCACGGAGATCAAGTACAGCCGTGTGGGCGCCGGCGATCTGCCATTCGTGACCGAGCAAGACATGCTGCAGGCCACTCGCCTCGCGGCTCAAGAAGGCGCTCGCATGGGTCAGCAACGCACGATGGCCGCGCTGAAGAACAACCCCGGCGCCCGCCGCACGATTGGGATCTGACATGGCTGAGATCGCGATTGGCACCTACATCCATTTCCAGCTCGCTGGTGGCGGAGCAACCAACTACGCCTTTCAGAACTTCCACTCGAATGAGAATCGGGAGTACGGTGGGCTGAACTATATCTACGCGGGCTTCGGGTTCAGTGGTAGCACTGTTGATCTGCAGGGCAGCAATATCCGAGCCTCATTGGTGTTTGCTGTTAGCCCACTGCTTCTCAACTTCATCCAAGAAGCTGCCGACCAACAATGGGTCATTCGAGTTCGCACCGTGTGGCTCGAACCTGACACTTTTGAGGAAACCGGCACTTTCACTGAGGAGGTGTACCAAGTGACTGGCTTTCAGCACGACGGCAGTCGTCTTTCGTTGGACCTGAGCAGCCCCCTCGACGCCGTTTCGGGCCAATCCCCGAAACGTGTTCTCACCCAATTCCTCGTCGGCAGTCTGCCGGCAACCGGCCAAATCTCCTTCCAGTGATGCTGAGTCCGTCTGCCCGCCCTATCGCCCTGCTGCCCCAGGACCGCGAACTGATCACCGTCCTCGGCTGTAGCGAGAGCGAGTACCGCCAGTTTGTGCGCGACTGCATCAAGTACAGCCGCCTAGAGCCCGGAAAACCGGTCAACTTCCTGATCATTCCATTCCTGATTCAGCTGGTTATCGGGATTGCGCTGTCGTTGGCTGCCAGCCTGCTGTTCCGCCCTAAGGCGCCCGGCCGACCCGCCGAGATCCGTCAGAGCTCGCAGCCGGGGCAAAACGTCGTCGGCCGCTCCGAATTCGCCCCTAAGGCTGGCTTCGACTCACTGCAGAACGTCGTCGAGCTGGGCTCCACCATCCCATTGGTGTACGCGAACCGCGAAACAATCAATGGTGTGACCTATGGCGGTGTCCGGGTCAACACCAACTTGCTTTGGAGCCAAATGCTCTCGCAGGGTGGTAGCCAAATGCTTCGCGCCATCTGCTTGGTCGGCGAGGCCACCCTTGGCTCGATCGATCCGGCTCAGTTCGCCTTTGGTGACAACGTGCTCGGGGGATATGACCTGGCGACCGCCAACGCCACCTCGAGCCGCGTGACCTTTTACGTGTCACAGGACGGCGGCCGGATCGTGGGGACTGATCGTGTAGCCGGCCGCTCTGCCGCCAATGACGCCGGCAACTCCGAGAACGCTGGTGGGGCCGACGTCTTCGCCATCCCCGGCCTGAACAATGCCTGGACCAGCGACTTCTGCTACAGCTTCAAGCCCAGTACCCAAACCCAGTTCGGCGTCTACCAGCTGATTGGTAATGGACTGGCGTTTCGTGTCAACCCTTCTCTGCGTCCGGCCGTGGTGGTCAAGACCGAACCGTCCGGTAGAAGCGACACACGCATCCGCTGCAACCCGGACGGCGTGGCCAACGCCCAGCGCGACAAGTACAACACACTCTTCTCCAGCCGCAGCGGCTTCACCCGTGTCAACGGAGCCTCTGTCAGT